AACAATGGAGGAGTTGCTTTAAAAAGTACAAATAATATTATCGTAGATTATTTTATGTTATTTATGAGAGATTTAGATATTCAAACTAGTCACGATTATCTTGAAAAGTGTTGGAAAGAAGATCCTAAAAAAACAGTAGCAATTATTTTCAATGGGCGCGATAGAGATAAGGGGAAAAAAGAAAAAAAGGTAGCAAATGATGCTATGTTGTGGTTAAGAAAAAATAAATTTACTACATATATTAATAATATTAAAAAGTATATTGAAAAATATGGATGCTGGAAGGACCTCAATTATATTGGATATAAGTTAAAGAGTTCTGATCAAAAGTATGAACTTGGACTATTTGCTGATAAATTAATTGAAGATAAAGCGAATTTGAGTAATAATAAAAGCGTATCTCTATGTGCTAAATGGGTATCTAGCGAAAATGATAAGTACGATAAAAAGAGACATTATGCAAAAAAAATTGCAACAATTATCTATGGGAGCAAAGATACAAATAAAATGGAAAAATATAGAAAGGAGTATTTGGTACCTTTGAGAACACATATTGATATTGTCGAAAAAAAATTATGCGAACAAAAATGGGGAGATATTAATTATGAAAGTGTTCCTGCCGTTGCTTCAAAAAATTTAAAAAATACATTTATTAAACATGATGAAGCAAGATATAAACAATATCTTGAAGATGTAAAAAATAATAAAAAGAAGATCAATGTTACTGGAATTCTTCCTCACGAATTGGTAGGTAATTATATTACAAATATGAGATGTTTTGATAATGTTCCTATATGCGAAACTACAGAAATGCAATGGAGAACAATTATTGAAAATGTTAAGAAATCTGGTAATTTTAATAATACTATATCTGTCGTAGATTTATCAGGGTCTATGTTTAATGCTGCAAATGGAAGTATTCCTGCACAAGTTGCAATTGCACTTGGAATTATTACATCTATTTGTTGTACAGGACAATTTAAGAATAAATTAATTACTTTTAGCGAAGACCCAGAAATTGTAAAGTTGACTGATAAACTCGATGAAGATACCGATTTGATTCCTACTCTCCACGAATGTATCTCAAACCTTCTAAAAATCGATTATGGTTTTAGTACAAATTTTGTTAAATGCAATGATTTAATTATAAATTATGCAAAATTATTTAATGTTCCCCAAGAAAATATGCCTAAAAAAATGTTTGTATTTACGGATATGCAATTTAATGATGCTTGTAGTAATGAAAGAATCACTTTTGAAAATAATGATTCTAATGATTCATTAGATACAGTATATAAAACAATTGTTAAAAAATATAAGGCAAATAATTACGATGCTCCTAAATTTATATTCTGGAACCTCAATTCTAATAGCAGAGAAGTTTTCCCTGTAAATTGCAAAACTGAAGGTACTGCAATTGTTTCTGGATTTTCTGAACAACTTCTTAAAATTTTCATGAATTATGATGACTTTAAACCAGAATTTATTGTAGATGAAATTTTAGAACCATATATTAAAGAGGTTATCATATGTGATGATTAGTTACAATTAGTTACGATTAGTTACAATTAGTTACGATTAGTTACGATTAGTTACGATTAGTTTGCATATAAAAGTATATATATTATTTTTTATTTTTTAATAATTTTTAATGATAAATATTATAAAAAATTGATTTATATAGATTAATATATAATTAATTAATTCTCATGAACTTTACTAATAAGGATTATTTTGCAATTATTGTTAATAATTTGCAAAACTATTGTGAACTAAAAAGTTGAGTGAGATTAATAAATCATCAAATATCTTTATAAAAAAAGAGACGAATTTAAAAGATATAGTGAGAGAAAAAAGAATTAAATATAATTGTGATATGTTAAAATGTAATTTAGTTAAAAAATATAGTTATGAACTTAATAATGATTATAATAAAACAATAAATAAACTAAAGAAAAGTACAAAAAATTATATGACACTTACAGATAAAGAATGTTTGTATCTAACATTTAGAAGAAATACTATTCAATATACTAATTTGATGAATAAACGTTGTTTACCTTATTTAGAAGATATTATTTCATACTATTTTAATGAAAAAAATAAATTTAATGCTGGATTAAACACTAAAATGATATCATTATATGTATCAAAGTATTTATATAATATCATATTATCTTATAATAATAATTATAAATTGAAAAATAAGAATATTGTTTTATGGATATCATAGATATCATAGATATCATATAATATTTAATTAGAATAAGCGAGACCACCCATACCAGATAATATACGTAATACATTATAATTTACGGCATATATGTAGATATTTCCGCTTATAGATGAGGATAATGAAAGAACAGCGGTATCTATACGAGACATATTAAGAGTACCACTTGGTTGATGTTCTTCAGGTTTTAGAGCGAATGAATAAACATTTATGCCTTTATGGAAGTCATCTGGAGTATTTTCGTGATGTTGGTAAGGTTGGACTAAAGAAAAATATTCTCCTTTTCTTTGCGCAAAACGATCATTACCGTTAAGCATTATTTTAGCTTGCCTTACTGGATTTGTTGAATTATAATAATCATTTACAGTTGCTGTAGTAACTCCCGATAATGGAGTTGCAGTAGAAAAGTTATTCCAATATACACCGTCTTCATTTTTTTTTATAGCCCATACAAGTTCTTTGCAAGGATGATTAAAATTCATACGCATACTTTTCATACCATCGTCATTGGTAGAAGAAGTTATATTATCAGTTCCTGTGAATTGTAATTGTTCAATTAAATATTCGTGGGATAATTGAGCAAATCTTCTGCGTTCATCAGTATCTAAGAATATATAATCGACCCATAATTTAGAGTCTACTAGACTTATGTTATTTACGTTGTAAGTACTGTTTTTTAATGTAGAATCATTAAAAGTTGTATTTTTAGTGTCTTTATCAAATAAGTTAGCGGCAGTTTCATATTCGATATTTATTTTAACTTCGTGATATTGTAGAGCAATTAAAGGAAGTGCTAGACCTACATTGCGACAAAACCAAAATTCTAAAGGAACATATAATTCATAAGATTGAGATTCATTTAATTGTGTGCAATTATTATCTTTATTTGCACCAACCATCTTATAATAACCTTCGCGTTTGCCAATAGGAAGAGATAACTCATTCCATATGTATAACCATTCAGAATAATGTTTATCTATACGTTGACCCCCAATTTCAAGTTCAATAGTTTTCAATAATTTTTGTCCAAAATTAGGAACTAAAGCTACGCTTGCGGTTGAATTATTTTTAATTTTTCCATAGAAGTAAATACGATGTATTAAATCTCCGTTGCGAGTTAACTGAAAAGTAGCACGAGAACCAAGTGAATTGCTTCCTGTAGCTGTTTGTTCTATAGCTTCAATAGCGAAGTTAGTATGACGACGATAAACTACTTTGAAAAAGGTAATTTGAGGATTACCGGTTAAATAAACATCCTGGGCACCATAAGCAACTAATTGAAGAAGACCACCACCCATTTACGCTATATTCTTTATACTATTAGAGGAGAAAAAAAAAAGGAAAATATATAACACATATATTAAATTAATTAGAATAAGCTAAACCACCCATTCCAGATAATATACGTAATACGTTATAGTTAACCGCGTATATATTAATACCATCGTATGTATAATCGGTAGATGTTCCCGGGTCTTCAGCTTCAATCATTAGGGTGGCAGTATCAATACGAGACATGTTTAAAGTTCCACTTGGTTGATGTTCTTCAGGTTTTAAGGCAAACGAATATACGTTGATAGGGTTATTAACTGGTACATTGGTATGATGTTGATAAGGTTGTACGTGAGTGAAATATAATCCTTCTCTAACTGCGAAACGATCATTGCCGTTTAATTGTAAAATAGCACTTTTTAAGGGATTTTTGAAACTCGCACTTTCAGGATCAACACCAAGTATATAATTGCTTGTAGAACTCATTGAGATTAGTTCACCACTCGATGCATTGTATAAATTATAATCATACCATCTGTCTTTTTTGAAAGCTCCTTTACTTTTAGCAACCCAAATTAATTCTTTACAAGGATGATTGAAGTTTAATTTAATTCTATTAGTTCCTTTATTAAGAGATTCTGAACCAGTAAATTGTAATTGCTCAATTAAAT